TACTTAGAACCTAAGCCGTATTCTTGCTCGGTCTTATCAGCCCACTTAGCAAGAGGTGCGGTTATCCCGCCAATCAAGATTGCATATTCAGGAGCAAGATCAGCAGCAAGTGCAATAGCCATTGTTACGGCTGATGCTAGTACTGCTCTTGCATAAGATTTAAAAGCAGCAATTGTTTTAGGGCTTTTTAACTTAGCGATTAACTTATTCATTTTTATCCTTTAAGGGCGAACTACGCCCATTATCAGGGAGTAGGAGCGTTTCCTAAGATACACACCATCTCCATTTGATTGACTTCCTGCATTACCACTTGAGGTATTACCTTCGATAACTTGCAGATATTTTAGCGCAGTGTTGTTCCACTTTACGATTCCGACATGATCAGGCTCAATATCCTTATCAAACTGGAAAAATACAATATCGCCAGCCTGGGCCTGACCTATTGGAATTACTTTGTTTTTCTTAGCAAACCATTTAAGGCCAGCATCGCAAGAGGCAAATCCTTTTTTACTTTGGGCGGCAATCTTAGTGACTAAGCCAGCCTCATTAAAACACCACGAAACAAAGGTAGCGCACCAAGGTTGGTTATTTGCGCCATACCATTTACCAAAGATTGTTTCATTATTAGAAACTTCTTTATAGCCAATTTGTGCTTTGGCTATCGCAACTACTTTACTCATAACACCCCTTTTATTTTTTAACTAATAATCTGTAAATTTCATCTATCCTGGCTTCTAGCCGATCAACTTGGCAGGTTATACTATCAATGCGATCCCGAACCGAGTTTCCACCATTGGGTTTAAGTTCGGAAAGATAACTCTTAACTAAAAATCTTACACCTGCAACTAAAAATCCAGTTAAGGTTCCAACCGCAACAGCGATTGAAGCCCATTCGTTAGCGGTCATTTGGTAACTACTAACACTTGCATCGTTCCACTACCTGTTCCTGCAATAGCATAAATAGGAGATTCGTGATTGTTAATGGTTAATTTATCTCCATTATCCATTTCATAACCAGTGCTTGAAGTTACATCTGATCCGCCAAGATACATTTTATGCTTTGCGTGAAGGTAAACTCCTTCGGCAACACCATCTCCTGCAACTAATAAAGTTGGGCTAGTGGTAACTGTTACCTGGGCTGAACTGATTGGCATTTCTCTCCTTAGATAAGCCCCGAATCCTCAATAGCATCGACGGCATCATCGATGCTTTTTGTTACATCTGGAAAATCAAATAGCAGCATAACTTACAACAGATTCACTAATGATCGAGTTCTACCGCTGGCGAGTTGCGTATAAACCTGAGTGGTTGCAACTGATGAGTGCCTCATCAAATCTCTTACTGCTAGCAGATCGCCGTTTGATCGCTCTAGCATATTGGTTGCAAAATAATGGCGGCAGGCGTGAAAGGTTTTCTTTGGAATTCCAAGTCGCTTCATTTCCAAGGAACATAATTTGGTTAATCGGTTAGGAGTAACTGACCAAATTTTGCCTGGTGTTTCGTGCTTTAAAATTGTTTGAGCAACAATATCGGCTACTGGTACAGATAAATCAGTTCCACCTTTGCCAGCAACTCTGAGAATATGCCCATCATCAACTTTTTCTAAATCAACCCCACGAAGGTTTGCAACCTCCATAGCACGCAGGCCAGCCTTGCAGCCAATAATAAACCAATCTCTCATTGGTAGATCGGCTCTAGTCATAACTAATTCGGCTTCACCTGGCGTTAATGGGTGGGGTAATCCTCGCCCCTTGCGAACTGCTGGCAGATCAAGATCGGCCATATTGTCTATTAAACCCATTTTGCGCAGCGCTTTAAAAATACTGCGAACTCTTGCGGCGTAGGTTCCTTTGGTAGAGGCTGCCTTAACGGTCATTACTAGCCGTTGCAAATCCTCAGTAGTAGCCACCTGGGGATGAACTCCCAAGCGAACTAGCAGGTTAAAATCATTCCTGAATAGGGCTTCAGCGAAGCCTTGAGTTTCATATCTGTTTTTCAGTTTTTCTTTGATTATTTCTAGCGGTATTTGTTCCATAGTGAAAGCATCCTATATCTGCGAATGTTCTTTGTCTAGGCATAATCCTAAAGGGCAGAATCGTTAGCAATTGTGCCTGGAACAATCCCCATCGCAAGTATCGTAGCGGATTCGGCAGAAGCGACAGGCCTCAAGTGGGCGGCCCCTGCGGGAGGCGGAAAAGTTTTGCAAGTTCAATCTGCAACTAGAACTGGATTAGTTTCAACCAGTAGTGCAACAATGGCAGACACAGGATTATCAGTAACTATTACACCTACTTTATCAACATCAAAAATTTATGTTACGGCCTATCACTCATCAACTTATGGTTATGCAAGTGCAAGCCCAACAGACCTTGTTTTTAATTTTGAATTGCGCAGGGATTCAAATACTGTTGCTTACAATAATATAGGTTTTGAAAAATTAGATGTTTTGTCAGGAAATAAATATCTTTATTTTCCAATTAGTTTTAGCACCATTTATAGTCCAAGCACAACGGCTGCAATTACATTTAAAACAAGATTTGCCATATCCGCTGGCACAATTCTTTATTTAGATTCTAGCGGTTCAATGATTGATACTATCGTTGCTTTTGAGATTGGAGCATAATGAATACAAACGCATCCGAGGTTTTGTTAATGTTGTGTCCAGATGAAAAATGGACAATGTATGACAATGATTTTGATACAATCATTTGGGAAAATGGCAAACCCCCAATAACAAAAAAGCAATTTTTAGATGGTTTTGATAAATTAGAAGCATATAAAAATAAACAAAATGCTTTGTTAGAGGCAGAAATTGCAGCAAGGGCAACAGCCAAGTCAGCCCTACTAACCCGCCTAGGTATAACCGAGGATGAAGCACGCCTGCTATTAGGCTAAGCACAATCCTCTGAGATTGTTCTTGAAGGATAGTAGCGAATAGTGCTACGGCAACAGGCTTGGAGTGGGCGGCACCTGCCGCTGGTGGTGGAATGACTTTATTATCAACAACTACTTGTTCAGGTAGCACAATAACAGTAAGTTCAATTAGTCAATCTTATAATAGTTTGGAAATTTGGATTAACGGATTAACTTGGGGAACGGCTAACAATGTCATTTGGTTTTATCCATACGATGGCAACACATTTGAAACTGATGTAATTTATAACACCAGTTCATCAGCCGTTGGAACTGTCCAAAATAATGGATTAAAAATAACACCTGCTGGAGATGGAACTAGAACTGGTGGGCTTAATTGTTGGACAGTTAAAATAGACAATTATGCGTCATCATCAAATAGAAAACCTATATCATTTTATGGTGGCTATAATGATTCAACTCCTGTTTTTGGTCACGGATTAATAACTACAAATAGTGCGTTAAGTTCATTTGTTTTGGCAACTAATAGTGGATATACATTTGATGGTGGAACAATTAAAGTTTATGGAGTGAAATAATGACTAAACCAATAATTAGAATTCACAATACTGAAACAAATGAAATCATTGACAGAGAAATGACTGACAATGAATTTGTTAAATTTGAACAAAGATTGTTGATAAATGAAAACGAAGCAGCGGAAGCCGAAGCAAAGGCACAGGCTAGGGCTGAACTCCTTGAGCGTTTAGGCATTACTGCCGATGAGGCTAAATTACTCTTAGCATAATCTTGAGGGATTGTGCCTAGGCTAGACCTAATGCAGTTTTAAGGTCGCTTAGGTTTAATCCCACAGATGCAAGTTTTTGCTCAATAGTTAGTTCTACTGGGATGGTTGCTCCATTATGGTTTGCAACTATTGACAATGCCTTAGTTTTATCTTTTGCGTTAATGTTTAGGCTAATTGTGTTGTCATCGTTTTCCATAACCTGACCAATACCATAATCAATACTTACGCCAGCGGCATTTAATTCATCTCTTAGTTGCACGCCATTAAAGTTTTCTGGTTTATCAAATATCTCCATATTATGCTCCTAAATAAGTTAAATTAAATCTAGATGTGCCGCCGCCAGTTCCAACAATATCTAAACTGCCACCACTATTTTGATAATGGAAGATTTCAATGGTGTCTGCTGCTGATAAATTTAGCACTAAACTTCCGTTACATCTTGTTTGATCACCCGATACTGGTGCTGCTGATTGACCAAAAATTAAAGCGGAACTTATTGTTAAAATGCGAACACTGACAGCCCTAGCGCCCGTAACATTTCCAGCATCAGCATAAGTAATTAACCATTGTAAAAGATATTTTCCACCTTTGCCTGATGGGATGGTAATAACTGTGGTGCTTGTGCCGCTGTTAAAAAATCCGTCTGTATCAACATCCTCAACTTGAAAACTTATCGCACCATCAGCACCATTATTAGTTGATTGATTTGTATTTTTTTTCAATAAACAACCCACAAATGTTGAACCACTGGCAGG